AGGCGGTACGGCAGGGGCGGACGTGGCGGCTACGGAGGCGGCGGCGCTGGCTCCGGCGGCATCGCCGCGAAGAACGGAAACGGCACCATTACCCCCGGCACACCCGGATCCGGCGGTTTAGGCGGACCGGGCGGCCCAAGCGCGGACGGCTGTGTTATTTTGTACTACCGCAAATTCGGGCAAGCCAAAGCAGGGCCGCTGGTCCAGCGTGGCGGCGGGCTGTTTTTCGATCGCTTGAACAAACTTTTCATCGTGTGAGGTGATTCCAATGACGCTTGAACAGAGAGTTGCAGTTTTGGAGGAGATCTTCGCCAAGCTGCAAGACTACTACACATCCGCCTACTCCGGCGAGGAGATCGACGCGCGGCTGGCCTCTGCCGGTGTGCCGGTGGGCATCACCAAGGAGTACAAGAGCGTGACCGAAATGAACCAGGACTTCACCGGTACGGACGTCCAGCGCGGCCAGTTTGTCCTGATTTTGCCGGACAGCACGGCCTCCGCGGACTACGGCAAGGTTTATCTCAAGGGAACTGCTAACTGGGTGTACGCCTTCACGCTGACCACCCTGACGTCTATTAAAGGCCCCATTGGCCCTCCCGGCAAAAAGGGCGACCAGGGCGATCCCGGCGAGGCCGGGTCCAGCTTCGCCATTCTTGGCTACTTTGACACGCTGGACGCCCTCAAGGCAGCCGTCCCCAATCCCAAGGCCGGTGACGTGTACGGCGTGGGCACCGCACCTCCGTACAACATCTACATCTGGGATTCCGTCCACGGAAAGTGGGTGGCCAACGGCAACCTGCAAGGCCCGCAGGGCAAGCAGGGCATCCAAGGCCCCGAAGGAAAGCAGGGGCCGGAGGGAAAGCAAGGCCCGGAAGGCCCCGTGGGCGGGTCCGGCAACTTCGTCCGCTACGACGCCGCCCAGAGCCTCACCGCCGAACAGAAGGAGCAGGCCCGGACGAACATCGGCGCGGCGAATGGAACTTTTAAAACTGTACACTTAGATAACATAGGATGGTATCGAATTGCAACGTGCAGGAATAGCGGTGGCGGCATTTTATCGTTACAGCATGGTTGGGGGTCAGGAGGTCCATCGTCTTTCAAGTTTCTTGTAACAATGGATGTATGGAATCCCGCATTGAAGTGCATTGATACTGACTGCTTCAGACCGCAGTTCACAAACGCACGTATGGTTAAACTTGCAGACGGTTTGACCGCTATTGATGTTTACTATAACGTCAAATATGACAATAGTCCTGTTATTTGTTTTATTCAAACCGGCCAAAATAGTGTTGCAATTCAAGACCCAAGCTATATTTCCGATAGCGACGCCTTGCCGGATGGAGAGACTCTCTTGCTCCCAATGGAATATCTAAATCCTCCCATGGCAAAGGGTATAGAATACCGTACCACGGAGCGATACTTGGGTAAGCCGGTGTACATGAAGGTTTTTCAAGCATTTGAATCTCTCGCCAAAGGTGGAAGCGTGTATAATGCGCCAATTTCAAATGTAGCCGAGGTCATCAGTTGCACAGGTGAATCCGGTGGCTGGAATCTGCCGAGTGATGTTATTGGTGGCGAGGTGGCGGGCGATTTTATCCACATCGGGACTCAAAGAGGTTCTACCGTAGTGCAAGTGTACGCAATAACAAATCGAGAGACCTGGGCAGCCCCGGTTTACGTTACACTCAGATACACTAAGACCACCGACTGACCATGGAATACTGTATTTGTTGCGGGGCAGTCATCCCCGAAGGTCGTCAGGTGTGCCCGCTTTGTGAGCGCCGCTGGCCTGAATTTTAACCTGCACGAAACCAAGTCGGACTTTGACTTGCACGAAAGCAAGTCGGAACTGCCCTAAAAACTGCAACTTTTTAAGGGGGTGTGGAATGGAAATTCTACAGATCGTATTAACTGCCGCCACCGGCTCCGGCGTGACCGCCATCATCCTTGCGCTCCTCCAGCGGAAATGGACCAAGGACGACAAGCGGGACGCCATCGTGGACGCGCTCAAGGTGCTGCTGATCGACCGGGTGCGCTATCTGGGCCAGAAGTACATCTCCGACGGCAGCGTCAGTTTGTCGGACAAAGAAACGCTGGACGAGATGCACCAGGCGTACAAATCCCTTGGCGGCAACGGGCATCTCAAAATCATCATGTCCGAGGTTGGGGAACTCCCGATCCGGAAAGAGTGAAAGGAGAAAAAACATGGAAAACATCAAGAAACGGCTGGGCAATCTGCTTGCGGTGAAAAGCCTCGTGACCATCACCCTGACGGTGATCTTCGCGGTGCTGGCTCTGCGGGGTGACATTTCCGGGACGGAGTTTTTGACCATCTTTACCACGGTCATCGCATTCTATTTCGGCACCCAGCGGGTCAACGAGGACAAGAACAGTTGAAACCGGTTGAAGAATCAACCGAAAATTTGAAAGGGGTACATACCATGGAAAAGATCTACGAGAACATCATCAACGAGGGCAAGGCCACCGGTAAGACCATCGAGGCCATCAACGCCGAACTGAAAGCGGCGGGTGCCAACTTCCACCTGAATCCCGACGGCGGCGTGGCCGGGTGGACTGAAGAGGAAATGCGGGAGGGCTTTATCCCGGCTGAGACCGAGCCGGAGGCGCTCCCTCAGACGCTGGATACCCGTCGCCGGGAGGATCTGGCGGGCACCGTCCAGATCCAGCAGATCGTCGGAGCCACCTATGAGGTGACTTATGACGAGGACGGCTACTTCATTAAGGCTTCCCGCGTGCGCCATGGTTGATACGTTTGACTGCGCAAAAGCGCAGATCTACCACAACACCGGCAAGCTGACCCCGGCGCAGATCAAGGCCAAGACCGGCTGCACGCACATCATCAACGGCTATCTGTTCAACGGCAAGTTCCGGCCGGTGGGCTGGACGGTGATCGACGGCAAGGTCATTAGCCGGGACAAATACCAGGACTGGGGCGTGTCTATCGGCTCCGACGGACTGCCGAAGATGCTGACGGACCGGTGGGGATCCTTTCTCTCAGGCGTCCCGATCCTCAAGGGTGGCTCCAAGCTGTACCGGGAGCTGACGCCGGACGTGGCCCGGTCTGCCGCCCGGACTGCGGTGGGCTGGCTGGCCAACGGCAAGGTGGTGCTGTGGTGCGACAAGGCCAGCCTGACCCGTGAGCAGCTCCAGAACAAGCTGCTGGGGCTGGGCGTGGTGGACGCCCTCATGCTGGACGGCGGCGGCTCTACCCAGGGCATTTTCCCCGGCGGGACGGTGGACAGCACCCGGAAGGTGCCCACGCTGCTGCTGTTTTGGGAGTGGAAGGCGGCTACCCCGGCCCCTACCCCGGCTCCTACCCCGGCTCCTACCCCGGCCCCAGTCAATCCGGAGGAACAGGCGCTGGCATGGGGCAAGGCTCACGGCCTGCTGACGGACGCCAACGCCGGGGAGACCGTGACCCGCGCCGACATGGTTCGGGCGCTGTATCAGATCTGGGGGGATAACCATGGTTGAGATCCACGCTTACAGCAAAGCCGCCTCCGGGGGAAAGCAGCTCTCCGCCCATTTTAAAGTGCGGGAGTTTGCGTGTGGAGACGGGTCTGACGCTGTTTTGGTGGCTCCCCGGCTGGTGATGGTGCTGCAAAGCATCCGCAGTCACTTTGGCGTTCCGGTGGTTATCCACAGTGGCTACCGCACGCCACAGTACAATGCCAAGGTAAATGGGGTAGCCCACAGCCAGCACTGCTATGGCATGGCGGCGGATATTTCCGTCAGCGGCCAGAAGCCGGAGACGGTGGCGGCCTTCGCCCGGACGCTGATGCCCGATTGGGGCGGCGTGGGGGTTTATGACAGCTTTTGTCATATCGACGTGAGAGAGGCCAAGGCCGACTGGAAAGGATAAAACCGAAAGGAGGGCCAGAAGATGGCAACATCCACGCTTTTTAGCGCTCTGCAAGTCTGGGGAACCTATGGACAAAACAAACCGGGAGATCCGGGCGCTGCTGTCATCCATGGCCCCCGCCCGGGCGGCGCAGGCCGTCCGGCTGGTAGGCTTGCCGCCTGACGAGGAGGCAGCGGTGCTGGCAGTGGACGTCCACGGCCAGAGCTGCCTACAGGCGGCGGCGCTGCTCCACGTCAGCGTGGATGGGTTGGCCAAGATCCGGCGGCGCGCCTACGCCAAAATAGCGGATGATATGCAGGGGTAAACAAAAAGCCGTGTCCGATTCGGACACGGCTATTTCTTTGGGCAGTTTGAGGGCAGAATACAGGCAGTTTCCGGGCAGTTTGGCTGTCCGGATTTTTTGTATCATAGAAGTGTAAAGGAGGCGCACACAATGTACGAGCGGCTTTTGGCCTGCGGGTATCCGGCGGAGTTGGCGCGAGATATTGTTGCGCTGACCGATCCGGCAGAGCTGGAACGATACGTGCGCATGATTGAGCTGCTATACGATGACCGGAGGGAGTATGTATAACCATTTCAACCCCAACCCCTGCGGGAAAAATGTAGGGGACTGCACCGTGCGGGCAATCGTAAAGGCTACCGGCAAGGATTGGGGCGAAATTTATTTGCGGCTCTGTATCCAAGGGTATCTGGACGGGGATATGCCGTCGGCAAACGCCTGTTGGGGGCGGTATCTCCGCAGCATCGGATATCGGCGGTACATCGTGCCGGACACTTGCCCGGACTGCTACACGGCGGGTCAATTTGCGGAGGATCACCCTAAAGGCACCTATATTTTGGCACTTTCCGGTCATGTGGTCTGCGTCTGCGACGGCATGATCTGGGACAGTTGGGACAGCAGCAACGAGAACATCTTGTATTACTGGGTCAAGGAGGATGACTAAAATGGCGTACACACCTTACGGATGGCAAAATCCCTATTACGCACAGCCCATGCCGGACAACCTGGCGCAGCTCCGTCAACAGCAGATGCCGCCGATGATGGCACCGCAGCCCCCTCAGAATCCGGTGGCCCAGAGCGGCGTGCAGTGGGTCAGCGGGGAACAGGAGGCCCGAAACTGGATGCTCGCGCCCAACGCCGCTGTGGCGTTGTGGGATAGCTCCGCGCCTACGGTGTACCTCAAAAAGGCAGATGCCAGCGGTAAACCCTCACTTACGATCTACGACCTCGTAGAACGCGCAGAAACGCCCCGTACAGCGCCCACGGAAGACCCGGTGAAGTTTGTCACCCGGGAAGAATTTGACGCACTGGCGGCGGTTGTGGACGGCATGAAGGGTAAAAAGAAGGCGAAGGAGGCTGACGCTGATGGCTAACCCCTTTTTTGACGCTTTAGGTGGCGGGAACACGCCAGTAGGCCGGTTTCAAAAGATGATGCAGCAATTCAACCAGTTCCAGTCCTCTTTTCAGGGGGACCCGAAGGCGGAGGTCGAGAAACTTTTGCAGTCCGGCAGAATGAACCAGCAGCAGTTGAACCATCTACAAGAAATGGCGAAGCAATTTCAAAGTTTGCTTAAATAAGCAAACAAAAAGCAAAATTTAAGCAAGCGTCTAAGCAAGGTGTCTGCAAAATTATTAGGTTAATCAACATCGTGGCCACGATTTGATAATAAAAAACTGAAAGGAGTTTTTCTATGTCTCTTTCCTCTGACGGCGCTCCTATGCTGACAATGCCTGTGGCCCCCACCAATGCTGGCGGTAATGGCGGTTTCGGCTGGGGCGACAACGGCGCTCTGTGGCTCATTGTCCTGTTCCTGTTTATCTTTGCGGGTGGTTGGGGCAATGGCTTTGGCAACAATGCTGGCAATTCCGGCGGCGTGGTCGACGGCTACGTGCTGACCTCTGATTTTGCCAATGTCGAGCGCAAGATCGACAGTGTAAATCAGGGCCTTTGCGACGGATTTTACCAGCAGGCGCAGCTTGTCAACGGCACCAACATGGCGATGGCCAACGGCTTTGCGCAGGCTGAGCTTTCCCGCAGTAACCAGCAGGCGGCTCTTATGCAGCAGTTGACTGCCATGCAGATGCAGGCCGCTGAGTGCTGCTGCAACACCCAGCGCAGCATCGAGGGCGTGCGCTATGACATGGCCGCTCAGGCTTGCGATACCCGGAACACGGTGCAGAACGCCACTCGGGACATTATCGACAATGCCAACAGCAACAGCCGCGCGATCCTCGATTTCCTGACCCAGAGCAAGCTGCAGGATCTCCAGAGCGAGAATCAGGGCTTGAAGCTGGCCGCATCTCAGGCGGCGCAGAACAGCTATCTGGTATCCCAGCTCCGGCCTTCTCCCATTCCGGCCTACACGGTGCAGAACCCCTATTGCTGCAACCAGTTTGCCGGATGCGGTTGCTGACAACTGCATAGCGTAGCTTTTTGTTGGCGATGTTTTGTTGACGTCAACAAAATGGTCGGCCCCATGCCGATACTGATGACAAAGCGGCGGGGCAGCAGCCCTGCCGCTGATTTTACGAAAGGAGATTTCTATGCCTGAATATACTGCTGTTGCTACACAGACCGTAGCAGCAAATCAGAACGTGCTTTTTACGGAAGCACCGATCCCCTGCACCAAGGGCCTTGTGACGCACCGCGCAGGCTCCGGTCTGTTTAACCTCCGTGGTAACTGCTCCCAGTGCCGCGTCCGCTATAAGGTGGACTTTATCGGCAATATTGCCGTAAGCACTGGCGGGACACCCGGTCCCATCTCCGTTGCCATTGCGGTTGACGGTGAGCCGCTTCCGTCCTCCGTTGCGACGGTGACGCCCACAGCGGCGGGGGCATTTTTTAACGTGGCTGCATCCGAGTACGTTGACGTTACAAAGGGCTGCTGCGCGGCGCTGTCCATCCGCAACGTTAGTGGCGAGGCCATTGACGTGAACAGCGCGAACCTTATCATTACCAGAGTTTGCTGAGAAAGGAGAACACAATGGGAATGAAATCTATGTATGAACTGCGGGATATGCTCTGCAAGGAACTTGACGAGTTGACCCGCAAGGGCGAGCTGGGGGCCGGTGATCTGGACATTGCCCACAAGCTGACGGACACCATCAAAAACATCGACAAGATCGAGGCGATGGACGAGCGCGGCTATTCCGGGCGCTATCTGGACGATGATCTGCGTGGCTACAGCCGTGGCAGTTCCTATGCTCGTCGGCATTACGTCCGAGGCCATTACAGCCGCACGGATGCCACCGAGCATCTGCGCGATCAGATCAACGATATGATGCGGGAGACCGACGATGACCGCATCAAAGACGCCCTGCGCCGTGCAATGGACATGATGGAGGAATAAGGGGGTAGGCCCCAATGATTGACGAGCGAGAGTTGGCGCTATGGATCAAGCGGTTAGAAACAGAAGAGTCCAGCTGGTCAAACTATGAAAAGCTGGCGGCGCTGTATACCATCCAAAACCAGAACCGAGAGCCGGTGATGGAAAGCCGTATGGTTGAGGCGTATTCTGCAGCTCCCGCGCCTGACAGCGATTTCCTCCGGGCGGTGTCTAACGTTGACCCAGCCCGTGCGTGGGAGGTCATGGACGAGCTGATGGACAGCTTGAAAGTGGTCAACGAGCGGGTTTATAATAGCGTCATGCGGAAATTGGAAAGCTAAACTTAACCCCCTCGGCAAATGCCGGGGGGTTAGTTATATTTTAACGTAGGCGTTGCGACATGAAAATAAGACTAACTTGGCGTTACAAAAAACGCACCGTCATTGTCTGCGTCGATGCGCTGGATTGTGCGTACCCAGAATTCCTTTTTTGCCTGCCGGTCTAAATCAGGATATTCCTTCAACTCTCGCCGTAATGTTTCAAGGTCAAATTCTTTTATAGGCTCCGGGTTTATTGCCGCGAGCTGCTGTTTCAAGTCTGTATAGTCTTTTTTGTATTCTTCGATTTCGATCAAATCCGACAGATACAATTCTTTTAGCTTTTGCATTTTCCGTTTGATTTGCTCCGCCGTTTTGGGCGGCTTTTTTTCTGCGGTTTTTGATTTGGAGTAATACTTTTTTGCGATCCCCTCAAATTCTCGCAGAAGGTAATCCTCCAGCACATCTTCCCGGATTCTGAGAATATGCGGGCAGTCGGCTGGGTCAAGTATGTGCGTTCTGCATCGGTAGTACTTGTATACTTTCTTTACGGTTTCCGGCTGCATATTTCTCCCACACTCCCGGCAGCGGAGAATCCCGGTAAACAAATATATTCGATCCGCACTGGCGTTCCGTTGGCTTCGCCGTTCCAGAATTTTTCCAGCAAGGTCAAAGGTTTCTTGATCGACAAGCGCTGGCAATGCGTTTTCCACTCCGAACGCCTCACCTAAGTACAGCCGGTTCCCCAAAGCATCTTTGTATTTGTTATACGAGCGCTTGATCCTCCACTCCGTTGCCATATACCGCCTTAAAGCAAGGATGCTTTGCAGCCGTATAAAGGCAGGGAACATATCTCGTGCCGCATCTGCGGTTTCTTCATCAATGGCGTAGCGCCGGTTCTTTACGCAGATTCCGATGGGAGTTTTCCCGTTGGTTGGCTGGCCCTTTGCCCTCTTGCCTTCGTTGATGGCCTTAATGCGCTCCGATGTACGGTCAGCTTCGTCCTGCGCTACCGACAACATAATATTGACCTTCAATCGCCCTGATGCAGTCCGCGTTTCGTAGTCCTCTCTGATGGCCTGCCAATCTACATGATTTTTGTCGAGAACCTCTTGCACGGCGTAGTACCCCGCCACATTCCGAAACCACCTATCCAGCTTGACAAAAAGGATGGTGTCGATTTTCCCGGCGCGGCAATCATCAAGCAGACGCAGCAAGGCCGGACGCTTTTTATACGGCTTTCTGGCGCTAATTCCGGCGTCCTCGTAAATGCCCACCACCTCCATGTTGTGTGCTGCGGCATAGTCCGTCAGGGCCTCCCGCTGGTCTGCCAGTGACAGTCCGTGCTTCGCCTGTTCTTCGGTCGACACCCTGATGTACAGTGCTACACGGATGCGTAGAATATTTGGTAGAGTGACCACTATTTTTTGGCACATGCTATCCCCTCCAAAAGCCGATTTGAATACAATTGGTATCAAGGTACAACGCATAGGTTATGGATAAAAACAATAAAACCAGCAAAGCGGCAATGATGCGGTTCCGGGTTTTCACGCCCTGCTCCATCATCGTAATGATCTGCCGTTTGCTGGACAAATGCTTTTCGAGGCCGACTTTCTCCGCCTGGAGGGTTTCTTCTGTTGCCGTATAGTGATCCCCTATACCGAAAAATTCATCTAAGGAGATGCCTAAAACAGCGCAAATTGGCCCCACAGTGTTAATAGACGGTGCTTTGGATGAGTTAGCAAAGAAGTTGTTGACTGTGGACAGGGGCACATTAGATGCGTCGGCAATGTCCTGAGCCGTCATGTTGAGGGCGGCTCTTTTTTCGCGGCATAGGTCTTGGATCGTCAAAAAAATCGGCCTCCTGTATTAAGTTTGTAAGATATGGGCAGACGCAATCTCAAATCTGGATCGGTAGTATACTGCCTGTTTCTAAGGTTCTGGCATTGCGCTGCCCAACCTATTTCTGCTATGGTTACATCACGGCAAGCCAATCCCCCCAAGGCTTGCCCTCCGGCCCTCGCCGTTTGTTGCAGAGGCGGCGGGGGCTTTCTAATATTTTTTTATGCGACTCGGTCCGCTACGAAAAGAAGCGCAAGGCCAATGGCAACGGTCAAATAGCCATACCAACTATAAAAAATAGCAACAATGCCTAAAACACAAAAAACAACGCCGACAAAAAGCAACGCGGAAAATGCATCTGCCGTTGGTTTTGAACCACAGCTTATTGAGCCGGTCAAAGATTCCTGAATGTCTCGCTGCACCGGCCCACTGGCTGGTGCATCAGAAAATTCAGAGTGCCGTGTGATCCAATCCTTCAGCTTTATTGGAACCCACAGCCCATAAATTCCAAGGGTTATTAGTGTAAAAAACCACCACTTTATCCAAGAACCGAAAAGCTGCATAGCCGTTCCGTTAAAAGATAACCGACGCCCGTCTATCACTGTATGCTTGACTTCCCACCGATAGCGCATACATACAGCCCACGGATAACAAATTCCTAACGTGCAAATTGTTACAAGGAATCCAAGGAGACGCCATCCAATAATTTGAAAGAGACCACCGTCAAAATAAGAGTTTTTCACAGCACACCTCATAATTCATTTTTAGTGTCCTGTTTATCGGACAGTTAAAATATGCACACATATTTTTGTGCAAATGCGCATTGAAACGCTGGGCCATAACTGATATGCTTAGAACATGAATCGAACAAGTGTACGAATGGAAGGAGCGCTGGGAAGCCCCATGTTGTATGATGTTGTAAAATGTAATACAATAGAGTATCAAGAACTGCTGGCAGAAGCCATTGACTTGATTCAAAAGTTATCTGATGAACAACTGCTGAAAATCATGGAGGCTTTAAAATGAAAATTTGGGCGATCAGTAAAGAAGGCGAATCCGAGCGGGAAATCGGCATCGAATGTGACGCTTCGGAACGCGAAGCTGCAATGGCAGACTTATACAAGATGGCAAAGAACTTGTTTACCGGGGAACTTGAACTATTCTGGAAAGAGGGCGAAGCCGGAAAGGCTACGTTTTAACCGTTGGCCTTTCGCTTGCGCTCAATTATGGCATCTAACTGTATCAAAATGTTTTCATAGCCAGATGAAGTTCTGACAATCATCCGACTTAGTTTGTCAACCTCTGTTGCCATTTCTCCGGTTACCTTTGCCCGATAAATGGCAACGGCATTGGTGGCGTCCTGAAAGCCCTTTGGGGAAGGCCATTTCGCATAAAGTGTAACGGCAGCGGCCATACTGTCAAATTCCGTCTCGCAGGCCGTTTCTTTTTCATGCGCCCAAATTGTTTGCAATTTCTTGATTTCGGCCTTTGCCGCTTGCTTTGCGACAATCCATGCGACAAATCCTGAAATCAGAGCGCAACCAATAGAAATAAATGCTTCTTTCATTTTCCTTCCTCAAAAGCAGCGCGCCCCATTTTCACAAAACGCTCCAGCTTATCCGGCGGCAGCGATAACACAAATTGAATAGCAGCTTGCTGTAATTCTGAGAAACCCTCGATCTTCGGATCGGGGGTTTCTTTTATGCTCTTATCTTCCGTTTTGCCCTGGAGCCATTCAACGGACACGTGGTATTGGTCAGCTATCTGGTACAGCTTTTTATTGTACGAAATGCTGCTTCCGTTCTCCCACATAGCAACGATTGCACCATCGTTGTACCCAAGATTCTTTGCAAATTTCGTTTTTGCGCCATGCACATATTTCCCGTCTGGACCTTTGGGAATAAGGCTCAATATGCGCTCCAACACAATGTCCATAAATAAACCTCAGATTTGTCACATTTGCCAAAGTTAAAAAAATTTAGGAATCTCTATTGCAAAGTTAAATATTGTGAGGTATCATATACCTAAGCCCACCGGAAAAGGGTACACGAAAACCAGCCCCCATAAAAGCGGCTCTTGCAATGTCTTTTGGCGATTTCATTGTAATACGCTTTCCTGGTCGTGTCAAGCGTGATTTCTCACATTCATGAGGTTTCGGTGGGCATTGACTGCGGCGGGGAAAAGAAAAAGCACCCGTGGTCTGTTCACGGATGCTTTTCCCCCGGATTTGTTTACCAGAACGCACTGCACAGGATGGTCGGGCACGTTGCTTTGCATCCGTCCGAATTGATGGGTTTCTTTCCATCGGCTCGGCAATGCCATCCTGACGCAAAATCAGACTTGCGCTTCTATGGACGCGCCGCTCACTTTGGCAGTTCCGGTTCTGCCCCTTGCCCTATCGCATCGCGCCGTTTCTTTGGTCTGGAACGGGCAAAGTCAAAAGGTTGGTCATGGAAACCACCTCCTTGAGATTGCCGCAAAGGGCTAATGGCAGTATAGCAAATCTCCCCGCCGCAGTCAATGATAACTCACAATGAAGGGAGGACGCAAATTTGACATTGAGAGAGCTGCGAGAACGCTCCGGACTGACCCGCGCACAGGTAGCGAAAAAGCTGAATGTTGACTTATCCTGCGTAACGCACTGGGAGCTGGGCGACTGGCGACCGGCACGTAAGTACCACAAGAAGCTGGCGAGGATGTACGGCGTGACGGTGGACGAACTGTTCGAATCCAGCAGTGAGCAATAACAGGAGGAAAAAGGAATGAAGGAAATTAAGGTACGGATCACATTTACGGAACCCATTCTTGGGACAAGCCCTGCAAACCCAGACGTATATCGGGAGTTTATCGGGTCCAAATCCCCGGACGCGTTAAGCGTTGAGGACGAAGTTGCCGCGCTGGGCGCAGATGCAGTGGCCGAGAAGGCCATGACTGTGTTTCCCCGGACGGAGGACGGCACCCCGTTCTTGTATGACTACCAGATCAAAGGCTTTTTCAAGGACACCTGCGGCGGTCTCCGCAAGGTAAAGGGCACGGCCAGCGAGAAGATCAAGGCCTACAAGAAGGAGATCGATAAGCTGATCTTCCCGGAGCCTCGCGTAATCCCGCTGGAGTTCAACGGCCCCGTGGGTGAGTGCCAGCGCCCTTTGAGAGCGCAGACGGCCCAGGGCGAGCGCGTCAGCCTTGCCATGAGTGAGGAGATCCCCGCAGGCGCTACTTGCGAGTTCCGGGTGGTCTGCCTCTGCGACGATCACGAGAAAGCCGTCCAGGAATGGCTGGATTATGGCCGGTTCTCCGGCATCGGCCAGTGGCGAAACAGTGGCAAGGGCCGGTTCGTTTGGGAGGAGATCCAGTAACGCAACGGAATTGCAAGGCGAAGCATCGCGTAGCAATGGAATTGCTTCGAACAGTTATGAGATGCTGAGCAACGGAAATGCGGGGCTACGCGGTGCCGCGGCAAGGCTGGGAACAGCAATGATATGCAACGGAATAGCATTGCATCGAGGGGCTACGGAATGGAAGCGTTCAGCAATGCAACGGCAAAGCGGAGAACACCATAGCAAAGGCAATGCACAGAGCTGCAAAGATATGCAATGGAATGGTTCAGAACGGTACAGAATCGCAGCGGAATGGCGGTGGAATAGCGAAGTGACGTATCGCTAAGAACAGCAACGGTATGGCAGAGAGACGCTGGGCAAGGCGCGGCAATGGAATTGAGTAGCGCAGCTAAGAAGCGTATGGGACGAAGTATAAAAAATGCCCCGTCCGGCGTTGCAGACCGGGCAGGGCGGCGGAACAAATCTTAGGCTCAGATATGTATCCTGTGGCTATTTTAGCACAGGGGAAAGGAAAAGGCAATGGCGAAGAAACGAAAAATCGAATACCGGGTGATCTGGGTGTCTCCGCCTGACCCGGTGAAGATCATGACGGAGTTCGGCAAGATCTGGTCGAGGGAGCATGGCCTTGAGTTTGACGGTGTTTACACCAAAGAGGGAGATATCAAGCAATGAGCTGGAACCTGTTTTTTATGAACCTGGGCGTGGCGTATGCGGCCACTTGGGTATTCAAAATCGTGGACTTGATCGAGAGAGGGGACCCGCATGAGAAAGCATGAACGGCGCACCAGAGAGCAGCGGAAGGCGGATGCCTCCGCATGGATGGGCTTTATGAGTTTTCTGGCCCTGCTGCTGATCACCATTGCGTATATGGTGGTGAGCGCGCGATGAACAGAAAGAACTGGCATGAGCGCCATCCGCTGGATCTCTGCCCGGTATGCGGCAAGGACAGCGGTGAGCGGGTGCAGTCCACGGACGCACCGTTTAAGCACTATGTACGATGTTCCACCTGCGGCGCTATCACAGCGGGTTACGCCCAGCAATCCAACGCCACGAAAGCGTGGAAGAGAGGGGATGCGTGGAAATGAAGAGAAAGGTTTACCCAGTGTGCGAAAAATGCTCCACCGTTATAAATCCGAAATTGCATGAGGACGTGGCTCCTGGATTTGTGGTAAACCGTGAAGTCTACTGCGCTCGATGCTTCAAGAACGATATGCAAGAGCAACTGGAATGGTTGCTGAAAAAACTGGATAAAGACCCGGAGACGGTTGCAGAAGCGATGGGCGTTATGGTTATTGATATCCCGGAGGACTGATATGACGCAGTGCGAAAAGATTCTGGCTTATTTGGATAAGCACGGGAGCATTACCACGATGGAGGGTATGAGCAAACTGCGCATCGCCAACTTTACAGCGCGGATTTCCGACCTGCGGAAGGCTGGCGTTGAGCTGACGAAGGAAACGGTCATCAAGAAGAACAAAGACGGCGAGACAATCGCCTATGGAGTTTACAGGAGGGCAAATGGGCAATAGCTGTTTATTCTACACACGGGCGACCGTGGATATCAATTTCCCGGAGGGGCATGTGTGCTGCGCACTGTGCCCTCTGCTGGAAACCTATTCCCGGCTCCAATGCCGGAGAACGGGCGAGTACCTGCTTGATTCAAAAGGGCGCGGGATGTATTGCCCGCTGATTACGGAGGAACATGAATGAATATCTTTGAAAGCATTACCGCGATCATGCAGGAGATCCCGGCGATTGGGAAGGAAAAGAAAAACCAGCAGCAGGGCTTCAAGTATCGCGGCATCGACGATGTGATGAACGCCCTGCAGCCGATCCTATCCAAGCACAAGGTGTTCGTTGTGCCGGAGGTGATCGACCAGTCGCGGGAGGACCGTGTGACCAACAAGGGCGGTACGATTCTGTATTCCATGCTGAAAATCAGATACACGTTCTACGCGGAGGACGGCACCAGCGTTTCGGCGGTGGTGATCGGTGAGGGCATGGACAGCGGAGACAAGGCCAGCAACAAGGCGATGGCGATTGCCATGAAGTATGCGTTTTTCCAGGTATTCTGTATCCCCACCGAGGAAATGAAGGACCCGGACGCGGAAACGCCGGAGCCGAGCAGACCGAAGGAACCGGCGATCCCAACGCGGCAGAAGCCGGGGTACAGATTGCCTCCGCAGGGCGATGCCACTGTTATCTGTGAGCGCTGCGGCGGTCAGGTGATGGACTATTTCGACGGCAGGGCAATGGTGAAGGCGGCGCGTCTGGCGGCGAGAGCGAAGGAACTGTACGGCCATGCGCTGTGCGAGAAGTGCGTAGCCGAGGCAAAGGAGGCCAACGATGCAGCGGGTTAATGCCACATCGTTCCGCTGGACGATGGATGCCGCCGGTGATTGGTTGTGCATCCAGACTAACAAGGCGCGGCAGGTGCTTGACACGCTGAAAGATGGCAAAGCCTATGACGTGGAGATCAAGGAACACCGGGAGAAGCGGAGCCTCGATGCGAATGCGTACTTCTGGGTTCTGGTTGACCGGCTGGCTGAAAAGCTGCGGGTTCCCAAAACGGAAATCTACCGACGGTATATCCGAGAGATCGGCGGCAATCATGAAATGGTCTGCGTGATCGATTCAGCCGTGGAAAAGCTGCGGAACGGGTGGGAACACAATGGGCTGGGCTGGCAGACGGATACCATGCCAAGCAAGATTCCCGGCTGCACCAACGTGATTTTGTATTACGGCTCCAGCACCTACAACACCCGGCAAATGTCACATTTGATCGATATGGCGGTGCAGGACTGCCAGGAGCAAGGTATTGAGACCCTGTCTCCGGACAAGCTGGCGGGGATGATGGAGGAATGGGGCCGATGAGCAAGAGCATCATGCAAGACCGCCGGGAGTGCTACCTGACCGGCTTTACGGAACGTTTGGCAAAGCACCACGTCTATGGCGGCGGCAGGCGGCAGCTATCCGAGAAATGGGGCTGCTGGGTGTATCTCCGTGCCGACTGGCACAACATGGCCGACTACGGCGTTCACGGCAAGAATGGCCACGAGCTGGACTTGCGCTTGAAGCGCGAGTGCCAGCAGCGGTTTGAAGAACTGTATGGCCATGAGAAATTCATGGAAGTTTTCAAAAAAAATTATTTGGGGGAATGAATATGCTGAACAGAATTATTGTGATGGGCCGGATGACCCGTGACCCGGAGCTGCGCCGCACCAACAGCGGCACGGCGGTGGCATCCTTCACCATGGCTGTTGACAGGGACTTCAAGTCCCTGTCCGGCGAAAAGGAAACGGATTTCATTGATGTGGTGGTATGGCGCAACACCGCTGAATTTGTAAGCAAGTATTTCTCTAAGGGCCGCATGGCCGTGGTGGAGGGCCGTTTGCAGATCCGTGACTGGACCGACAAGGACGGCAACAAGCGCCGCACCGCCGAGATTGTGGCAGACAGCGTGTACTTTGGCGATTCCAAGCGGGACGGCGGGGACACGGCGCAGAGCGAACCGCAGGGCGGTTTCAGCGAGATCGAGGATGATGGGGATCTTCCGTTTTAAGCAACAACGTTGCCGCGTGTACCATTATGGCTATGACGGGCGGATGCAAGGCAAGCCGCAGCACGATAGCAGGTGCACAAAGAAGAAAGTCTCCCCCCACATCCCCCTCTAAGAAGAAATATTCTCTCTCTTAGAGAAATAATAAATATATATATTATCTTAGCGAGAGAGAGTATTACTACGTAAGACTATCAGGAGAAGTACATGGACAAGCAAGATATCACAAAGCTGTTTGCGTTGCTCGGAACGATTTACCCAAGCGCAAAAAACCAGACAGGCTCTGTTGCTGTGGCGGCATGGCAGATGATCTTGGAGCCGTGGGCCTATGAGGACGCGAAGCGAGCCGTTATTTTGCGGGCGCGGGAAAACCCTTTTTACCCAAACCCATCGGAGCTGGTTCCCTACCTGCCCAAACCGGAAACACTCGAAGCGAAGGAGGCCCCCATGTCGGAACCGTCCGACGCACATCTGGAAAAATTCTACGCCAAGGCAGGTGAACAGCACGAGCGCTGGCATGAGGCCGGTATCCCCACACCCTCCGAAGCGAAAAAGCAGGGGATGACCTACTCCGAATGGTGCGCTTTGGCAGATATGCGAGGTGTTTAATGGCAAGTAATTTTCGGTTGGACGAGCTGATCCGCCGCTATCCCCCACGGGAGAAGAAGCAGAAGAAAGCTCCCAAGGTTGAGTACCAGTCCAAGCAGCTCTGCTGGGAATGTGGCAACGCTTACGGCGGCTGCGAGTGGTCGGCGCGGTTTGAACCGGTTCCGGGATGGGATGCAATTCCAACAACACGGACGGTCAGCGGGAAGTTTGTAGAGAAATCTTTCAGCGTCCGTGCCTGCCCAAAATTCAGGAGGGGATGATTGAAAAATGTTTGGAAATAAGCGCTTGAAAGCAGAAATAGTCCGGCTGAGTTATCGTGTGGCAGAGCTGGAAGAACGGCTTTGCCCATGCGAGCAGCATGACTGGAAGCGCACCGGAGTTGATTACAGCTACGATGGAGCAGGCGGTTGTGATGCCATGTATAACTACAAGTGCGCAAGGTGCGGTAAAAAAATGCGCTCCTTCCAGCCATACCTGGAATTGGATGGTGGTCTGGGAAATGATGCGGATCGTGGTTGATATTTACGGCGAGGACACGCAGGGCACGAAGGAGGCAGTAGCGATGCTATTGGAGCCTCTGGGCCGCGTCCGGGTGGTCAGCGTCATTACCGATGGCAAGGAGGAAAAGCGGTGATTGCATTTGAGATCCCCTATCCGGCAACAAAACACGGTAAAGCGGCGTGGAACAAGCGGTTCGGCCTGAACGCGTATTACGCCGGTAAGCATTGGTCACAGCGGAAGAAGGACGCAGAAGAGCTGCATACCTTGGCCCACTGGGCGATGCGCAAAGCAGGAATTACAAAACGTCTGGTAAATCACCCCGTCAAGGTGACGTTTTTCTGGAATGACAATTTGGACGTTGACAATCACGGCGCGCTGGGCAAAGCCTTTGTAGACGCGATGAAGGGCTACATTTTGCCGGACGACAACCCTGAGTGGTTCCGCGCCGTGGAACACAAATTTTGGAGCGGAGATATGATCCGCGTGGAAATTGAGGAGGAAAAATGATGGATGCCATTAAATTTGTTAAGCAGCTGAGACGCATGAATGAACAGGGAGTGCCAAAGAAACGTTTCATTTATCCATGCGCTGGGCAAGAGACGGATTCACCAGAGGAAGTTGTGGCCGAAGTTGAGGAATGGGCGAAGGAGCACCCCACTAAAACCAGGCAGAGCGAGTTCTTGAAGCTGTTTCCGAACGCACAAACTGATTCGGGATGCCTTAATGCTTGCCCAATGGATGTATTCGGCAATACGGGCATCGACTGCAACAAGCGAACTTGCTTTGAGTGCAAAAAGGAGTTCTGGCTTGCGGATGTGGACGCATGAGCGACTTGGAGCAGACCGCAATCGAGCGGCTGAAAGCGGCATCGGATATGAGCCTGCGGCTTTTTGAAAAGCCGTTGGTGATCACCTACTCCGGGGGGAAGGACAGCGATGTGCTGTTGCATCTGGCCGGGGCCAGCGGCATCCCATTTGAGGTATTGCACAGCCTGACCACGGCAGACGCACCGGAGACGGTGCGGCACGTGTACGATACGTTTTATCGGCTGGAATGCAAGGGCATCAAGTGCGACGTGGACAAGCACGTTCAGCCGGACGGCTCCCGTATGACCATGTGGAAACTGATTCAAAAGAAGCTAATGCCGCCAACACGCCTGATGCGGTACTGTTGCGCCGTCCTTAAAGAGGGGGGAGGCAAGAATCGGTTTATCGCTACGGGTGTTCGCTGGGCGGAATCCACGGCCAGGAAACGCCGTGGCGGTTTAGAGGTATTAGCGTCTAAGCCACAAAGCAACTTGATACTATCAAACGATAACGACGAGGATCGCCGATTATTTGAAACGTGTCAGCTCAAGGGGAAGCGAGTAGTAAACCCCATTGTGGACTGGCAAGCGGCAGATATTTGGGATTACGTCGGCGCAGAAAAAATACTCATGAATCCGCTGTACTGCGAGGGATTCTGCCGGGTGGGCTGCATTGGCTGCCCCATGGCATCTAAAACCAGAATCATGGAATTTGCCCGCTACCCAGAGATCAAGACAGCGTGGATTCGTTCGTTTGACAAAATGTTGATAATACGGATTGCGAGGGGCATGGAGGCGTACTCCTGGCGCTCTGGCGTGGATGTATTTCACTGGTGGATGGAGGACGGCGTTCTGCCGGGGCAGGAAGTGCTGGGAGGCTTTGAGGAATGACAAACTTTGAGTTTTACACGAAAAACGCAGCAAGATTGGGCGAGCTGATCGAAAAAGCCGTGGATGACGCGCTGGAAGCAAAGGGCTGCTCACTTGATCTGAAATACCCAGAGAAGCTATCCAATGCCGATGATACCCGCATGGTGACGTGGGCAAGCTGGCTGAATGAAGAAATGTAGGGAGGAACTATGAGAGATACAAACCTCGTAAATGCGCTGCGTGAGCACGCAGAATGGGCGGAGGAAAACCAGTGGGAAACGCCGATCACGCTGGGCGATGATCTGGCGGAGGCCGCTGACCGGATCGAAGCGCAGGCGAAAGAAATTGAGAAACTGCGGGGGCAGGTGCCCCACTGGATCCCGGTGGAGGAGCGGCTACCGGAGAATTTTCGGAAAGTGCTGTGTTGGGGTGAGTATTTCCGCTATGGAGACTTTAATGGAATGTTTGTAAATTACGCACTCGGATATCAAAACAACGGGAGCTGGGGCGGTGAAGTTGCCAACGGAACAAATGCTCGTGCTTTGGCGTGGATGCCGCTGCCGGAACCGCCGAAGGAGGAAAGGTAAATGAAAAGACTGACAACTAATTGCCCGGATAACAACCTTGATGCCGCCCTGAATCTGTTTTACATCAAAGACTTCGAGACGTGGGTGCGGGGCGGAGGTGATGGCCCGGATTACCCAGACATCCGGCTCTACGATTTTATCCGCAAAGCCGCAAAGATTTTGCTGCCGGACTTGGACTTCCCAATGGATGATGATGGCGTAGACTATGCGATGGGTGAGCTTTTGCTGGACGGCCCTGATGAGCCGACAGGCCTGCTTGCCCTGCTTTATACCGCAGCATGGTCATACGCAGAACTGCGTGGCAGGCTCATGCAATACGAGGACATGGAGCTGACACCGGAGGAAATCGACATGGACCACGAAGCCGCAGAGCAGCTCCGCCATCTGTGCCGAGACTGCGATCTTGACCGGTTAGAGGAACTGGCCGAGGCCGACAGAGACGGACGCGTGGTGGTGCGTCCGTGCAAGGTGGGGGACACGTTATTCAGAGTGTTCGCCGGAGAAATCTTAGAGCACAAAGTCAGAAACATGAGATACCTCGCAATACAGGAACGGTGGGACATTGATACGATCCCGTTCTGCTCATACGTGGAAAGTTCCATAGGTAAAACGATTTTTTTGACCCGCGAGGAGGCGGATCGTGCATTGGAGGCGAAAAGCAATGCTTGAAATCTGCCCCATGACGCTGAAAGAGGCCAATGCCTACGTTGAGCAGTACCACCGGCACCACGGGCCTGTGGTGGGACACAAGTTTTCCATTGGGCTGTCCGATGGAGAGAAAATCGTAGGCGTTGCCATTGTGGGGCGTCCAGTGTCCCGGCATCTGGACGATGGCTGGACGTTGGAGGTCAACCGGCTTTGCACGGACGGCACCCACAACGCCTGCTCTATGCTGTATGCGGCGGCGTGGAGGGCGGCACGGGCTATGGGCTATAAACGGCTTGTGACCTATATTCTGGACACAGAAAACGGGGCCAGCCTGCGGGCTGCCGGGTGGAAGTGCATCGGGCAAGCTGGCGGTCTCCGATGGACAGGCAAGCGCAGACCGGAGGTTGATTTGTGCCCCGCACAAATGAAGATCAGATTTGAAAGGACGGAGGGAATGTGATGGCTAATGTTAATTGCCTGCGTTGTCGCTTTAGGCATGAGGATAACGGGAACTGTACTGCGGTCGGCGGGTTCTGCACGGCTGTCACGGCGGCGCACTGCCCGCTGCTGCGGGAATATTTGGACACGGGGTTGGAACCGGCGATGTGCGCCAATTACAAGACGTTTGAGGATGAGGCCATCAGTAAGGGCGTGACATTTAAGCGCATTGTCGCACTGATGGAGGCCGACAGAGCCGGTCGGTTGGTGGTGCTGCCATTTACCAGTGGGCGCACTTTGCTATGCAAGGAAAACATCGACAGTCTGCGACTTATGAAGGATGTAGAGCTTGCAATTCGCTATTGCAGCAGTTGCGGAATTGTGTTTCACATGGATTACAATATATTCTGTGATCTGGTGAAACATGGGAGAATTACTGCGGTAAGCGAAGAGGCGGAGAAAGCATTGGAGGCAACGAAGGATGGCAACAGTTAAGTGTGCGCTTGGCAAGCGTGGGCACCCGTCCCACGAATGGAACGATGGTGAGAAAGACCGCATTTACTGCCTCGGATGGGTTGACCCCATGACAGATGCCCCGTTGTCGGAATGCTTGGCTTGCCCCGATTTCGTGGACAAGGCACAGGATGACTTAGATGCGTTTTATGGGAGGGCTGCCCATGGCTGACATTAAGACAAAACTGAATGTTGGAGATACCGTTTGGTGGGTGAATTGCTCCAACAAAGTGTACAAGGGGACAATCAAAGAAATTGTATGCTGCGACTATCAGGGCGCACTCTATTGCGGCATTTACAGCCCATCTTACAGACGAAATACAAATCCGGTCGTTCACTATTCTTCTGTTTTCGAGTCCAGAGAAAAGGCACAAAAATTTGCAGAGTATCAGGAAGAAAACCCTGACGATGTGTTTCCCAAGTGTATGGGGTGCCACTACAATGCGTTCAAGGAGGGCTGACAATGGCTGACCAAATGCAGTTATATGACACATCGGAGAAACAATCAAGTAACAACACAGGTAAAGCTAAACGGAAGTGGGAAAATGGTTTCCAGAGATGGAGCAACCGGCACAGTGCAGATGGTGGTAGCTCTTTTGGGTGCTGTGGATTCGGCAGTATGTGTGACTATTGTGAGGATAATTCATATGGACGCCCGTGTGTCAGGTCGCTGAACGCCATGATCCGCGAAAAGCGTCTGAAAATCGATTACGAAAAGACTGGTTATGAAGAAGTATGGGAGGGGATTTTTGACAATGGCTGAATACATTGAGCGCAGCGCGGCGATTGAAGCCGCAAAGCACGCGTGGGCAAAAGGGCTTGAGCCGTCGCAGTATATTGAGATCCTGCCCGTCGCCGACGTGGCCCCGGTGGTGCATGGACTATGGGAAAAAGAGCCATCATCTTTTTGGAGGTGGACGCCGTCTGGTGCGGTAGCGGTCACGCGTACTACTTACAGATGCGGTTTCTGTGGGCGGGGAACCGCCGTAAAATCTAACTATTGCCCCCGCTGCGGGGCCAAGATGGACGGAGGTGCTGACAATGGACGAATACATTAAGCGGGAAGCACTGGTGCATAGGCTAAAAAGCCCGTATTTGTTTAATATTACCCAAAGAATTTTTGATATTATATCGGAAATTCCAGCCGACGACGTGGCACCGGTGGTGCATGGGCGGTGGATACCGCATGATAGGGTCTTTGGCGATGATTTTTTGGTTTGCTCCAAGTGCCAATTTGTAAGCGAAGACAGATCAACCCGTAGGTATTATCATTACTGCCCCCACTGCGGGGCCAAGATGGACGGAGGTGACAACACTGAACGTTGAGCGCCCGGCTTCCTGCGAAAGTGCGCTGCATGGGTTGCAGCATCAACTCATCGACTGAAAGGAGATATTAAACTATGCAGATAGAAGTAGCCGTTGAAATTCAGAAGGCTTACAGCAAGCTCACGTCTGGGCAGGTCCCCTTCACCAAGAAGAATATGTGTGCGATTTTGGTGCCACTTAGAGACAAGTACGGCCTGACGGACAGGCAGGTGCTGGCAGTTGCTCGCAACGAATTGTCCTTGGAAGAAATCATGCTGCTCAACCAGACTCAGGAGGAGACGAAGCAGCATGGATAAGTACATCTACGGCAAGAGAAAGGACGGAGGTGCTGACCATGAGGACGATTGACGCTGATAAACCGGGTGATATGCTATATGACAATGAGTTTGCTGTACTTTGCCCGTTAAATGAAGTAAGCGGAGTAGTTGACGCTTGCCCCATCGTGGATGCCGTAGTCGTGATGCGGTGCAAGGACTGTGCACATTACGAAATGGGCACATGCCTGATGCTCTGCGGCATGGCAAACTCGTAACCCGGACGATTATTGCAGCTACGGCGAGAGAAAGCGGGAGTAAAATGTGGGATCAAATTGAGCGAAAGTGTAAGCTGTGCGGGAAGGTGTATAGAGTGGATGGAAATCAAAACTCCATTCAGGACTCCATGTGCCCGGCCTGCGAAAAATTTTTAAAGCCGCTGACCGAATGCTTTGTACCGGTTATCCGGTGCAAAAACTGCGCAAATGGAATGGTATCCGACAACAATGAATACATAATTTGTTGCAGACTTGGTGTTCCCATGGGATTCGACGATTACTGCTCTTGCGGCGAAAGAAAGGATGACGGGGATGGCTAAACAATCCGCTTACTTACAAAGGCGAGACGCGCAGCTGGATGCGCGGAAGTTCTGGGACTTGGTGATGCTGCTGGAAATGGAGGAATCATGAAACTTGGACAGGTGGTTCGGGCCAGACTTAAGTCCATACCTTCCCAACTGGAACGGCAGCACCCGACGTATGAGCAGATGTATCCGTTCCGGCGCGGAGAGGTAATTTACATCCACCCAAAGGGCCGATTTGTCAGTGTGCGGACGGAAACGGCGGGAGGACCCGTGGTAGAGAATTTCCGGCTATGTGAGGTGGTTATGTGAGTACATTCCCGGAACGGCTGCGCAAGTTAAGGGAATCTGAGCGGCCTGCTAAAAGCATGAGAGTGAAAGCGGAGCTGATTGGGATCGGGCATGATACGCTGCGGAAGTACGAAACCGGGGAGAACGAACCGGCTCTCAGCCAATTGAAGCTGATAGCGAATCATTACCACGTCAGCTTGGATGAGCTTGTATGGGACGAGGGCGAGCGAGAGAGTAAACCTTTATAGTATCGCAAAAAAAATTGGTCTTTGCCCCCAATTCGGGGCAAGCGAATAAAAATATGTGTCAGAATGAGGGTGCGGGGTTATATCCGTATCCTCATTCCATCCATCCTTTCTTTCCTCCTGACCCCGGCGGATGCCGGGGGTATGCAGACGTAGCTCAGTTGGGAGAGCACCGCACCAGGAGGTATGCGCTGGTTCAAACCCAGCCGTCTGCACCAGAATACCGGGTCGCACCCGACTGTGAAAGTCAGTCGCAGGAAACGCGATAGATCAACCTGACGTCTCGGAAATAGCAACGAGGGCAAGTCGCTCAGGAACGCGACGCGCGAGCCACGACGCAATAGGACTTTGAGAGCCTGACAAATCGGGGCACAGGACCCTCCGCACCTCTCAACGATGTGTCCCAGGAGGGACATTCACGGCATAGGTGCCCCGTAAGGGGAGACCACAGCGAGTGACGGGGACTTTCCCTGAAGCGCTAAAGCAGGGCAGGACTGCAATGCCGTACTATCCCGGCCAGCGGGCGAGGAAGCGTAAAAAGCTAAGTATCAGGCGGCTGGTATAATTGCCAAGTTCCTGATGGCTGGTAGGAAGACGCAGCGCAGCCGGGAGCCGATAAAAAAGATCTTGCGTACCATGTTTGGCTCGGGGAGAGCCGGACACGCAAGATGTGTATGCCCGTTAGGGCGGGTAAAGTCTGCTATGTAAGGCCAAGGGGTGGGGGCTGGTAGCAAAACAGGAGGATGGCATGGAAATCACAAAACGGCGGCTTGCGGATATTGTACCGTATGCCGCAAACGCAAAAAAGCATGATAAGCGGCAAATCAACAACGTTGCGGAGAGCATCAAGCAGTACGGTTTTGTACAGCCGATTGTGATTGACCGTGACGGCGTGATCGTAATCGGCCACTGCCGCGCTTTGGCGGCAAAGAAGCTGGGTATGGAAGAAGTACCGTGCGTCTGCGTGGACGATCTGACACCGGAGCAGGTGAACGCCCTGCGGCTGGTGGATAACAAGAGCAACGAGAGCGATTGGGACTTTGACCTGTTGGCTGATGAACTGCCCGGTCTTGACCTGTCGGCGTTTGACTTTGAATGGGGTCTGCGTGATGAACTGAACGATTCCGTTGTCGAGGATGATTATGAACCTGTCATTCCGGCGGAGCCGAAGAGCAAGCTGGGCGATGTGTACCAGCTTGGAGACCATCGCCTTATGTGCGGAGACAGCACGGCTTTGACAGACGTACAGAAGCTTGTGGGGGGGGCACAAATCGATCTTCTTCTCACCGATCCTCCGTACAATGTGGACTATCAGGGCACCGCCGGTAAAATCAAGAACGATAACATGGAAGATGCAGCCTTTAGGCAGTTCTTGACGGATGCTTTCTCCAATGCGGCGATGGTCATGAAACCAGGCGCTCCATTTTACATTTGGCACGCCGACAGTGAAGGGTATAACTTCCGGGGTGCGTGTAAAGATTCAATGCTGCGTGTCCGGCAGTGCCTGATTTGGGTGAAAAATTCCCTCGTAATGGGGAGACAGGATTTCCAGTGGAAACATGAGCCTTGCCTGTACGGTGAGAGTGAGATTGAAGAGGACGCGCACGAGCCTTGTCTTTACGGATGGACGGAAGGCAAGAAGCACTACTTCTTCAAGAACCGCAGGCAGACAACTGTATTGAATTTCGATAAGCCTGTCAAATCTGCGGAGCATCCGACCATGAAGCCGATTAAGCTGTTTGATTACCAGATGCAGTGTTCCAGTAAGCCGGGTGAGAATGTACTTGACCTGTTCGCTGGCTCCGGCACAACGATCATGGCAGCGGAGCAGAATGGCAGACACGCTTTCTGCATGGAGTATGATCCGAAGTATGCCGACGTCATTGTTGACCGGTGGGAGAAGTTCACCGGGAAGAAGGCGGTGCTTCTGAATGACTGATGCTCAGGCGACTGCGCGGAGGATGTTGAAGAAAAACCATCAGTATTTATCCACACAGCAAATGAAAACACTGAACGGGCTGATTAAGTCCGGCGATATTACAGGGGCCATGAATGGCCTGCATACATTGGTGGCGAGAAAACTGACTGCGAGGAAGAAATCTCTGGCATGATCAAATCTTAAGGAATGGAGGGGTGGAAGTGGCACGGACTGGAAGGCCGAAAAAGGTAATAAATCAAAAGCTGTTTGAGAACCTATGTGGTATCCAGTGCACGGAAGCAGAAATCTGCGGAGTGCTTGAGTGCAGCGCAGACACCCTGAATCGATGGTGCAAACGGACGTATAAAATGACTTTTGCGGACACATATAAAAGCAAAAGTCAGGTGGGAAAGTCGAGCCTGCGGAGAGCGCAGTGGAAGCTGGCCGAAAAGAACGCAAGCATGGCTATCTGGCTGGGGAAACAGTACCTTGGACAGCGCGATATTGTTGAGCTGGGCTTGCCGACGGATAACACGCAGGAGGACGCTTTGAGCGTGAGCCTGCGTGAAATGGCAGAAGGGCTGGAGAGCGATGATTAGCGCAAAGCAGAAGAAAATTCTCGCTTATCCATATTCCAAGTATGATGCGCTGATTTGCGACGGCGCTGTGCGTTCCGGCAAGACCTCCATTATGATGTGGGCGTATGTGCGCTGGGCGATGGAAAATTTCAGCGGTCAGCGTTTTGGCGTGTGCGGCAGAACGGTGGACAGCTGTACCAAGAACATCATCGTACCGTTCACGGCGATGAGCCTTGCAAAGGAACGTTATATCGTCCGCTGGCGGCGCGGTGACAAGGTAATGGAAGTGCGGCGCGGAGCCGTGACAAATTACTTTGAAGTGTTCGGCGGCAAGGACGAGGCGAGCTATACACTGATCCAAGGCCGCACACTGGCGGGTGTGTTGCTGGACGAGGTGGTATTGATGCCACGCTCATTCGTGGAACAGGCGCTTGCACGTTGCTCCGTTGACGGCGCGCGGCTGTGGTTCTCTTGTAACCCCGGCAGCCCACACCACTGGTTCTATCAGGAGTGGATCAAGCGGAGCCGTGAGCGTAATGCACTGTATCTACACTTTGAAATGACGGACAACCCCGGCCTGAGCAAGCGCACCCTTGAACGGTACGAGAATATGTATGCCGGTATATTTTATGACCGGTATGTGCGCGGCCTGTGGGTAGCGGCAGAGGGCATCGTTTATAAGGACTTCGCCAACGATACAGAAAAGTATTTGATCGGAGACCCTTTGGAGTGGGCCAAGCAAAACGGCACCAGCTTCTCAATCATTTCAATTGGCGTTGACTTCGGCGGTACAAAGTCCGCAACGAAATTTCAAGCCACCGGGATTACAAAAAATTTCCGGGTTGTGGCGTTGGAAGAAGAATACATCAAAAACGAAGAGATTGACCCGGATGCATTAAACCGGCGTTTTGCTACGTTCTGCCAGTTGATAACGTCAAAGTATGGTTACAGCCAGACACGAGCGGATAGCGCGGAAACGGTGCTTATACGAGGGTTGGATCACACGGCACAAAAACTCCGGCTGGGTACCCAAGTCAAGAACGCACTGAAAATGCAAATCACAGACAGAATTCGGCTGGTGGTGCTGCTGATGAAGCAGGGGCGGTTCAAAGTTTCCAGAAACTGCCCACATCTGATCGATGCACTGCAATCCGCTATTTATGATCCTGATAAATTTGAGGACGAGCGCTTGGATGATGGCACGTCCGACATCGACAGCTTGGATGCCTTTGAGTACAGCATTGAGCCTTATTACAAAGACCTGGAACGTGCCGGTCACATGATGGGACGGTGAAATAGTGAATATTCGCAGAGCATTAAAGGATCTTGGGTTTGACACGGTCGACAGCAAATTTTACTCTCTGATCGACCTGTGGGACGCATGGTATAAGGGAAACGTTGAAGATTTCCACAGCTATACGGTGTGGAATGGCATTGAAGAGCTGGAGTGCCACCGTTATTCGGTTGGAATGGGAAAGAAAGTCTGCGAGGATTGGGCCAACCTCCTAATGAACGAGCGAGTCAACATCACGCTTGAAGGCAAACAGGAACAGGAATTTATCGATACTGTTTTTGCCGATAACAATTGGGAGGTCAAGGCTAACGAATCGCAGGAGCGCAAAGCGGCAGTAGGAACCGTTGCGTATGTGCCGGTGATGGAAGGCATGGGAATTAACCCAGATACAGCAGAAATCATTGACTCTGGCCGCATTCGCATCAACTATGTCAGCGCTGGGAACATCTACCCGCTGACGTGGGATAACGGCGTTATCCGCGAGTGTGCGTTCGCATCCACTCGAAAGGTCGATGACACAGAATATACTTACATCCAGGTGCACAGGCTGCGCAACGGCGAGTATGACATTGAGAACCATCTGTATGATGTAGAGGAAATCCCACTGGCCAGCGTGAAAGGGTTTGAGACAATTCCCCCGGTGGTTCATACCGGCAGCGACAAGCCGCAGTTTGTGATCGACCGGCTGAACATTGCAAACTCTGACGAAAACAACCCGCTTGGCGTGGCTGTGTTTGCCCACGCCATCGACCAGCTTAAGAGCGTTGACATTACCTATGATAGCTATGTGAACGAATTTGTGTTGGGCAAGAAGCGCATTGTGGTGCAACCGGAGGCAACCAAGAGCATTGACGGTCGTCCAGTGTTTGATAAGCGTGAGACCGTTTATTATGTACTTCCGGAGGACAGAGGCGGCAACGGCAACATCTTACAGCAGGTCGATATGTCGCTGCGGACAGCGGAGTTTAACACCGGTATGCAAGATATGTTGAACATCCTGTCCAGCAAGTGCGGTTTCGGTGAGAACCATTACAAATTCAATCAGGGAAGCATCGCAACTGCCACGCAGGTCATCAGCGAGAACAGCACCCTGTTTCGCACAATCAAAAAACATGAAATTGTGCTTGAGCAGGCAATCACAGAGTTGTGCCGGAGCTTGCTCCGCATGGGGAATCGGTACATGGGCGCATCCCTCAATGAGGACGTCCAGATCTCCATTGACTTTGACGATTCCATCATTGAGGACAAGGGCCAGGACTTTAACCGTGACGTGCAACTTCTTAATGCTGGCATCATGAACGATTGGGAGTTCCGTATGCGCTGGATGAATGAGGACGAAGCCACCGCAAAGGCAGCGCTGCCAAAGGCACAGGACATGGTGACCGAGGAAGAAACGGAGGTCGAGTAATGGGATTTGGAGAAAATACTGGGACTTTTGGGGTTGTGAAAAATGAGCCGGTATCCATTTACCCCGGAACTACTTGATGCGCTCCCAGAGGATCTGGCAGAACTGTTCCGGGCGCTTGAACTTGTGTTGCTGAATGAAATCTGTTCCCGGTTGAAAGCTGCGGATGAACTGAACGAGGTAACGGTGCAGGACATCCGGGCACTGCGGTCTCACGGCATCGACCTAAAGGAAATCAAGAAAGCAATCCGCGAAACTTCCGGCATCAGCAAAACGAAGCTGGACAAGCTGCTGGGCGATGTGGTCGCAAGGAACCAACAGTATTACACTGACCTGATTGACCTTGCGCATATCACACAGCCTGAGACACTGGTTGACGCTGCGGAAGTGGCGGCGATCAGGACGCAGACACTTAATACATTCCACAATCTGACCGCATCCATGGGCTTCCTGGTGGACGCTGGGCGTACGATGCTCCCACCTGCCAAAGCGTACCAATGGGCGCTTGACAGCGCAGCGTTGCAGGTGCAAAGCGGTGCAATCAACTACAATCAGGCGATTAAAACGGCTGTGAAGGAACTTGCGGACAGCGGTCTAAAAGTGGTTGACTACGAAAGTGGCCATCGGGATCATGTCGATGTTGCCGTGCGAAGAGCCGTAATGACCGGCGTATCTCAAATCTGCTCCAAGTATACGGAGCAATCTGCAGAATATCTGGATACACCCTATTTTGAAGTTTCGGCCCATGTTGGCGCACGAGATAAGCCGGGACCGTCACCATGGTCATCGCATAAGGATTGGCAAGGCCGTGTTTACAGCGTACGTGCTGGGGACATTTACCCGAGCATTTATGACGTTTGCGGCCTGGGCGCTGTTGACGGCCTGGAAGGGGCCAACTGCCGCCATAGGCGGTTCCCGTGGGTTGAGGGCGTGTCCGAGCGCACTTACACGGATGAACAGCTGGAACACATCGATGATGGCCATGGATGCACGTTTGATGGCAAGGATTACACGGCATACGAGGCAACCCAGATGCAACGCCGCATTGAGCGGACCGTTAGAAAGCTAAAACGCGAAAAAGCCGCCTACAAGGCCGCAGGATTGCATGAAGATGAGACTGCGGTAAACATACGGCTACGGCGGTTAAACGCCAAATACAAGGCGTTCAGCGCGGAAGCTGGCCTGCCGGAGCAACCGGAGCGGATGCGCATCTATAATGCTACTCCCATTTCAAAAAGCATAAAAAGCACCGGTAATGGCAACAGCGGTTCCCCGGGAGATCCGGTTTTGGTTGGGACTGTTGATTTTTCTGATAAAACAGCGGCCATGAAAGTTTTGAGCGATGCTGAGAAAGAACTGGCTGATTTTGATTACGAAGTTAATTACTCGGTGACGAAAGATGGCAAGGTCTGGCGCGTCTCCGGGGAAGCAGCAACTGTAGACTTGTCTGCTATACCGAGCACCCTAAATGGGTCATATTCGTATCACAATCACCCACGTGAAAAAACGCATTACTCTTTTAGTGCAGAAGACGTTGCGTTCTTTATGGACAGTAAAGAAGAACTTTCCATTGCGTCTGATGACCGATTTATATACATTATGAGACGAACAGCCAAAACCGTTGAAAAGGCTCGCGATGTGGTGTACAATCGCTTTAAGGAACTGGAACGAACGGACGTATTTGAGATGATGTGGAAAGGGCAGATAAACCCGGACGTTGATAAGTACCACGAAGTAATGAAGATTTTAAGTAAAGAGCTGGAGGTTGACTATGTACGCAAAGAAAAAAATAAATGAAAACCATCCACTCTTTAATGAGTACAAGGCAAAATGCGACGCACTTTTTCATGAATGCTGGGCTAAAGTAGATGAAGAAAGGGCAAAATACCCCGATTGGAAAGGACGAGACCACCCATCTGATTTGGCGGTATATGCAATTGAGAAAGAGTGCAACTCAAAGCTTAGAGACCTACAACGTGAATATGATTTCCTGTTTTCCGAGGTGACGGACAATGAATGATGATATCATGCGCGCTGTGGAAGCTATTCTTAAACGTGGCAATGATGCGGAGATCCGGCGCAAGGGCGACGGGTACATCGTGTTAGAGGTCAAGAAAACAATCAAATATTCAACTCCCGCGTAATTGGGCGCGGGAAAGGGCAATAGGAGCCAGCTACCGAGTTTTTCTCGGCGGTTGGCTCTTTTTCTTTCGATAAAACCCGCGAGGCACAGCGGTTTTTATACAATCTATCGCCGCAACGAACTGCGGACAAGGGAAAGGAAGATAGAACAATGGCACTTACACGTAAACTTTTGAAGGGCATGGGTCTCACCGACGAACAGGTGGATACCATCATCGAGGCGCATACGGACACCGTGGACGGCTTGAAGGCTGACGTCAGCAAATACAAGGCGGACGCGGAGAAGCTGCCCGGCATCCAAAAGCAGTTGGATGACCTCAAGGCAGCAGGTGACGGCGGCTATAAGGAAAAGTATGAAAAAGAACATTCGGATTTTGAAGCTTATAAGTCCGGCATCACCGAAAAGGAAAGCAAGGCGGCAAAGGAAAAGGCTGTCCGGGCTTACTTTGAGAGCAAAAACATCACCGGTGCAAATCTCGACCTTGCCATGCGCGGATGCGGCGAGGAAATGTCTGCATTGGAGCTGGACGGCGAGAAGATCAAGGACACCAAGAGCCTTGACGCTCTCGTAGACGGCACCTATAAGAGCCTTGTTTCTAAGCCTGCTGTCCGGCTGGACATGGGCGCACGGCTCAACGAGGGCGGAAAGCCTATGACCAAGGACGAGATTATGCAAATCACCGACAGAACTGAGCGGCGCGCTGCAATCGCCGCAAATATGGATTTGTTTAGAAAGGAAGAATAAAAATGGCTGTTGATCCTAAGCTGATTAAGAAGGAAGATCTCGCCCGTGTTCGTGAGATCGAATTTACCGAGATGTTCGGCTATTCCATCAAGAAGCTGATGGAGGCTCTGGGCGTTACTCGTAAGATCGCCAAGCAGGCCGGTACTGTGCTCAAGAGCTACAAGGCTACCGGCACTTTGGAAGACGGCGCTGTGGCTGAGGGCGAGACCATCCCCCTGAGCAAGTACAAGACCGAGGCTGTGAACTACAAGGAGATCACCTTGAAGAAGTGGCGCAAGGCCACCTCTGCCGAAGCAATCGCCGATCGCGGCTACGATCAGGCGGTTGAAATGACCACCGATGAAATGCTAAAGGATGTGCAGAAGGGCATCCGCAAGGACTTCTTCGACTTCCTTGCAACCGGTACGGGTACGGCCAGCGGTGCGACCTTCCAAGCGACCTTGGCTCAGGCATGGGGCCAGCTGCAGGTGCTGTTCGAGGATGACGAAATCGGCGCAGTGTATTTCATGAACCCGCTGGACGTTGCGGACTATCTTGCAACTGCCAACATCACCCTGCAGACCGCTTTCGGCATGACCTATGTTGAGAACTTCCTCGGTCTGGGCACTGTGATCTTGAACTCCAGCGTCCCCAAGGGCAAGATTTACGCCACTGCCAAGGACAACATCGTCCTGTACTACATTCCTGTGAACGGCGCTGATCTGGGCGAGGTGTTCAACTTCACCACCGACGCCACCGGTTATATCGGCATCCACGAGGAACCCGATTACACCAACATGACCGCATCCGATACCGTTATCAACGGCATGGTGCTGTTCGCCGAGCGCATTGACGGCGTGGTTGTCGGCACCATCACTCCGGCAGTGGGGGGCTAACCGAACTGCTGAGTGAGCCTGACCCTGAAACCCCTGCTTTCTCCGACATGACAAAAGCTCAATTGCTTGATTATGCCGGGGAAAACGGGGTGGACGGGGTCAGCAGTTCAATGCGCAAGGCTGACATAATCGCAGTATTGGAAAGGAGCTGACCCAATTGACATACGCTGATTACACATACTACTCCGGTGTCTATATGGGCACTGTAAGCAGTGGGGATTTTCCGCGTCTGGCTGTCCGGGCCAGCTCCTTCCTCGATTATTTCACGCAGAACCGAGCCAAGGACAACGTGGATCTGGATGCGGTAAAGATGTGCTGCTGTGCGCTGGTTGACAAGTATGCGGTCATCGAAGCCGCGCAGGCGCTTGCAATGAAGAACCTTGCGACTGCTGCCGCTAATGACGCAGAAGTCAAAAGCGAGACGGTAGGCGGTTATTCCCGCACACTGGCGACCGGCGGCGAATCTGCCGTTTCTGCGCTGAACGCTACGGATGGGGCAAGAAAACTGCTCGCAGAGACCTGCATGGAGTATCTCGCCCACACTGGCTTGCTGTACCGAGGGAGGGGGTGCGGATCATGTACGCTCCCCACACTGTAACGATCTACAATCCGGTCAAAGAAACCGACAAGGAGACGTTTCAGGAAACGCAAAAGCTGTATGTGACCGTACTTCGTGGCGTGATGCTGCAAGCGTCTAAGGCGGTTAACGTGCGCGAGAGCGGCCTTGCCGGAGCGGATGCAGTTGACCTCTACATTCCGTTTGGTGTGGAAGCTGTGGACGGTTTTACCGGCAAGGTGAAAACCTATGTCGGTCCGCAGCGGTTTTACGCCGCAGAGAACAAAACCGACCTGTGGACGCTTTCTGTCAAAGGCAATGGTGGGACAACGTTTTTCATCAAAGGCGAGTTTGTGACGGACAATGAAACTGTGGCGCTGGCTCAGGACAACTGCTACACCGTGACCAAGGTTGACGAGAAGGATTTCGGCAGCGTTGATATGCAGCACTGGCAGGTCGGAGGCGTGTGATATGGCGTTGAAATTTTCCGTTCAGACGGACGGCATGGACGCTGTAAAAAAGGCTGTTTCCAAGGGCTGTGATCGCGCAGAACACGTTCTGGCAGTGCAAGTTGCAAAAGATACCACCCCGTTCGTGCCTATGCTCACAGGCTCTCTGAGGACGCGTACAATGGTAACGGGGAACACGGTTATTTACCCCGGGCCGTATGCCAGGTATTTGTATTACGGCAAACTGTACGTTGATCCGCTGACCGGAAGCTCTTATGCGCGGAAGGGCGTTACGAAGGTTCCGGCAGTGCCGGAGAAGGATTTGATTTTCCACAGAACCGGGACCTGCTCCCATTGGTTCGAAGCATCCAAGGCACAGAACATGGAGAAGTGGGTGCGTGTAGCAGAAAAGGCGGTGAAGCGTGATCTCTAAAGAAAAACCTGTAATGCTGGCATCCAGCAGCGAAAAGGCAGACCTTGACCGCCTGATGCTGATTTGGGCAAACCGTTTCCCCGGTATTCCGGAGAATGTGGATCTGATCAAGTACGAGTATTTCGCAGCAAAAACGGTAGGCATGGCGCTTTCCTCCGTTCAGGGGGCCGTTATCACTAAGAAGTATATCTGCGGCGGATATCAGGCGGAGTATTCGTTCGAAATCCATTACCAGATCGCACCACCCGGCAAGAGCGACGATACACGCTTGAAGGCGGTTGAAGTGCTGAACAAATTTGCGGACTGGGCGCAGATGCAGCGACCGGACATTGGAGAGGGCAGGCGCGCCCTCCGCGTTGAGACGTCTGCGTTTGCATCGTATCTCGGCGCGACAAGCGACCAATACGAGGACTACATGGTCCCGCTAAAACTGATTTACGAGGTGAATATATAATGGCAGATTTAACTTTTGCGACGCCCGAAGGTCAGACTATTGACCGCGAGCTTTTGATTGCGTATCTGAATACCGGTTCTAAGGAAGCTCCCACTTGGAGCGCCATCGGTAAGCGCGTGGAGGATTCCAGCGAAGAGATGGACTGGGGTCAGGAGAGCAAGCAGGACATTCTGGGCAACACCTTCACCACCATGAAGAAGCCCGTTATTTCCCAGACCTTTGATCCCATCCCTCTGGATGCCGGTGACGCTGCTGCGGTGAAGATGTGGAACCTTGCCGTCAAGGATCATGACGCGCAGGCTCTTGCCAATCAGGATATGATGATTGGCCACTTCTACGCTACGTCCGGCGAGGCGAAGTTTGCCGAGCGGTATGATTCCTGTGCTATTGCCGTGACGGGCATCGGCGGTGACGGCGGCGGTACGCTCAACATCACGAGTGAGATCACCTACGGCGGCAATCGTACGCTGGGCACCATTACCAAGGATACCAGTGGCGTGACCTTTACGGCAGGGGCTTAAAAACAAAGGGGCGGGCGCAAACCCGCCCCAATTTCGGAGGCTATTATGAAAGACCTGATTTTCGATACCGGTTTAGTTACCTACAGCATCAACGGCAAATGCGAATTCTCTTTTAACCCCACCGACAGCGCCTTTGTGGAAAAGCTGTTTAATGCCTTTGATATCCTCGACAAGAAGCAGGATACGTACAAGGCAGAGGTGGAAAAGACCGCCAACAAGCGGGAAGTTTTTGAAACCGCCCGGAAGATGGACGAGGAAATGCGCGAGATCATCAACGATGTGTTCGGCTTTGACATTTGCTCTACCCTGTTTGGCGAGATGAACGTATATGCGCTGGCGGACGGTCTGCCTGTGTGGGCGAACCTGATGCTTGCCATCATGGATGAGGTTGACACCACCTTTGCCCGTGAGCAGAAAGCCACCAACCCCCGCGTGAGCAAGTATACGAAGAAGTACCACAAATGAAGTACGATCTGCCGACTGCCGTAGAGGTAAACGGCACTGAGCACCAGATACGCTCTGACTATCGCGATATCCTGACGATCATTGAGGCACTGTCTGACGCTGAGTTGTCGGAGGAAGAAAAGGCCGAGGCCATGCTTGACATTTTCTATCCAGACTTTGCGGAAATGCCGCAAAGCGACTACGAGGAAGCGATCAAGCAATGCGCAAAATTCATCAACTGCGGCGAAGAGCAGCGTGAGGAAAAGCGTGGGCCGAAGCTGATGGATTGGCAGCAGGACTTTCCCCTGATCGTTGCCCCAGTCAACCGCGTTCTGGGACAAGAAGTCAGATCCGTTGAGTATCTGCACTGGTGGACGTGGGTATCCGCGTATCAGGAAATCGGGGATTGCACCTTTGCCCAGGTTGTGGGAATCCGCAATAAAAAGGCAAAGGGGAAGAAGCTGGATAAAAGCGAACAGGAGTTTTACAAGCAGAACCGGCACCTGGTTGACTTCAAGCGGCAGTATACGGAACAGGACGAGGACGTTATCAGCAAATGGATATGAGAACCGCCCTCCGGAGAGGGCGGCAGGTGCATTAAATGTTTTTCATAGCTTTTGCGATTTCTTTCGCCTGTTGACGCATGGCATCGGATTTGTTTTGCTCCATAGCCGAAATTACGGAGTCTCTGAAAACGCCAGGTGACTTTGTACTTGTAAACAAAAACCGATCAGATGAAGTGTCAATTTGCAATGCTCCATATTTATACTCTCGCCATGACGATTTTACAGACACACCGTTTATCTTGTTAATTGGCACATCTACTGAAATCTTTTTCGGTACTGAAACGCGAACAATGAGGCGTTTGTTTGTCAAAACAACATGGTTCATGGTCAGCCTGAAAATTTCGTATAAGACCGGGAATGCAAAGACCCAAGGGACAAAAAACCATACGTCCTCCATTTGCATTAAAGAAGCCTTGCACACGGCGAATACAAATAAAATGCACCACGATATAAGTGGGATACATGAAAATTTGAGCGTGTCGAGAACTTCTTCGCCCGGCAAAAGAACTGCTGTTTGCTTTTTTCGCATGGGAGGTTCCATTTTCTTTGTTGGCGTCGAAAAATCCCAATCACATCTTTCAATTTTTCGCTTGTAGTATGAAATTTCTTTTCTTGAGTAGTCATAGCCTGGTAAATCGTTGATGTATTTTGCAACGAGTTTAATATCTGCGCTTGAGTAATTTGTGCATTTTTTTAAGTATGCGGAGATTTCAAAAGCTGAAAGATACACGGTTGCTACAATGTTGACGTCAATTTTATTCTCGTTTTTATCAAATAAATTACTACACATTTGTGTGACATGATCTTCCATTGATACCAACTCCTTTTATTAAGCATAACATAAAATGCATAAAAAGCAAGGGAAAGAAGGCGATTGCATGGCAGATGGCTCCATCATCATAAAGACGGACATTGATGATAAGCAGGCGCAAACGGAATTAAACAGGCTAACAAAAAAAATCGATGCGCTCAATGAAAAGATCAGCGATAAAAAGCAGCAAGCAATTCCACTCGTGGAGCAATCAAAGCAGATTGCCGCAAATCTCGATGAGGCTAAATCTAAGCTGTCGCAAATGAAAAGCGGAAACGAATTTTTTACATCAAGTGCGATTAAAGACCAGGAACAAACCGTGGCAACGATGCAAAAAGAATGGGATGGTGTGCAAAAAAGGGTTGAGGCTGTAGATGCGTCCATTGCCAAAGATACCAGAAGCCTTGGACGAATGAGCAACCGGGCGGGAGAACTTTCTGCGCAGATTGCTGGCGCAAGTAAGAGTTCTACTGCGCTGGCCGCTGCAAGTAAAAAAGCAGACAAATATATGGATCGGTTTTCTCGCAGAGTAAAAGGGCTTGTCCGTCGCGTGTTCGTGTTTGGCTTAATTGTGCAAGGACTCCGCTCCGTGCGCGAATGGCTCGGGAAGGCGGTTAAAACCAACGATCAGGCTACAAAAGCGCTATCGCGATTAAAAGGTGCTTTGCTAACACTCGCACAGCCGTTTGTGAATGTTTTGCTTCCGGCGTTTACATCATTCGTGAATTTGCTAACCCAATTTGTGACTGCTATGGCAAAAATTACAGCGGTTTTGTTTGGGTCGACGATTGATCAAACAAAAAAAGAAGCAGAGAACCTTTACAAAGAATCGGACGCTTTAAACGAAACGGGCAAATCTGCAAAAAAGGCTGGCAAAGCACTTGCCTCGTTTGATGAAATTAACAAATTAGGCGGAGACAATAAGGAAAAAACAGAACCGGACTTTAATTTTTCTGAAAATGAAAATTGGCTCGATAAAATGCTTGGAAGCGCAGCGGAAAAAGTTGCAAGCGCTTTGATCTTAGCGGGCATTGCCTTTATTGCCATCGGTGCATCGGTCGGCAGCATTAAGATGGTTATAACGGGACTGCTTCTCATTGGCGCTGGGCTTTTTGTCGCAGAGGAAACCGGAGTATTGCAATCCTGGGTGGATACACTTGGCCTCAATAATGTTGCGGAATTTATTGTGACGGCTGTGATCCTTGCTGGCATTGCAATGGTCGCAATCGGAGCGGCAACGGGAAACATCCTCCTTGTGATTGCTGGACTTCTGCTGATTGGACTTGCCGTTCTTTATGCAAAAAACAGCGGCATGATGGATGATTGGGCAGAAACGCTTGGGCTTAATCGCGCTGCATCTTTTATTACGGCAGCATTGTTGATCGCTGGCTTTGCGTTAATCGCCATTGGCGCGGCTACCGGAAATATTTTGATGGTGGTTGCCGGAATTGCTTTAATAGCTATTGGCATTTATGTCGGTGTAAAAAGCGGAACGTTTACAGACTGGGCAAGCGCGCTCAAATTAGATTCGGCTTTTGGATATGTGACAGCAGCTATGCAAATCGCCGGAATCGCTATGATCGCCATCGGCGCGGCAATGGGAAACATCGTGATCGTACTTGCGGGTGCGGCGCTATTAGGGTTTGGCATTGCGGCAGAAGCCATTGGGCAAGAAAGGCTTGAGGCATGGTGGGAGAAGTTAAAGCTGACCTCCGTTGCACAGTGGATATCTGTTGCGCTTCTTCTTGGCGGTATTGCATTGGTCGCATTTGCGGCGGCTACGGCAAACCCGATTCTTTTGGCAGTTGGACTTGGCATTCTTGGCATGGGAATAACTGCAGCAATAAATGAGGGCCACCTGAAGAATTGGGTTGAAACGCTCGGTTTGAATAAGGTTGTTGGCTGGGTATCTGTTGCCCTTATGCTTGCTGGAATTGCCCTTATTGCATTTGGCGCAATGACCATGAATATCTTTATGCTTTTGGCTGGTGCTGCTTTGCTTGTTAGTGGTTTCGCAGTAGGGACGACCACAAACAAATTTCAAAGCTGGGTTGAAACCTTGCATCTGAATGAAGTTTCCGGATGGGTGTCTACGGCAATGCTTTTGCTGGGTATCGCTCTTGTGGCTATTGGCGCTATGACGCTGAATGTCCCAATGCTTTTAGCTGGTGCGGCGCTGCTTGGCGTTGGTATCGCCGCAAAAGCAGGCGGGTTTAATTCTACAAAATCTGTTTCCGGTGGAAACCCGGCGGCACGGTCTGCTATGCCTGCAATTAGCCCTGCATCCGTTCCGCGTTTGGCGACCGGCGCAGTTATTCCCCCGAACCGTGAGTTTTTAGCAGTACTGGGTGACCAGAAGCAGGGGAACAACATTGAAGCCCCTGAATCTGCCATCGAGGCAGCGGTGGCCCGTGGCATGGCTCAGTATGGCGGCGGCAATCAGACGGCCATTCTCAAGATTGGCGAACAAGAATTGGGCCGCATCATCTTCAAGCTGAACAAAGACCAGACGCAGCGCGTCGGCATTAAAGTGACCTAAAGGCGGTGTATATGAATTACATCAAAATTAACGGGACTTCATTTGATGTGAATGTCGCGATCTCCAAGTACAACGAAAATTTCAGCGTTCTCGATGGGGAGAACGCTGGGAGATCGAAAGACACAGGCCGGATGATCCGGGATGTTCTGGGAACGTACATTGGGCATAAGGTGACTGTTTTCCGCAGGGGGGACGATTACAGAAGCTATGATGCGTTCTGGAACTATCTCAAAGCCCATTCCATTGACGATTCCGTTTTGCTTGAAGCTGCGGACGGCAACACAACTATTTCCTATCGCGCATACTACACCAGCGCATCGCACGATATTGAAAAAGTTGAAAACGGGATCAATTATTGGGGAGAAATTGAAATCCATTTCATCCCAATCGCACCGCAAATCACGCGGTAAGGAGGGCGTATGGATTATATCATGATCGGCCCCTACCAGTTCGACCGGGATGCATCTAAGGATGATATGCGCTTAGACTACTGCTCATCTTTTCAAGAAGTTGCATTGGATGAAAGCAGCCTTTCGTTTGATACGGTCAGCGTAGAAGTTTGCACCACAACAATAGGCGCACAGCTTTCTGCACTCCCCAATAACACCCCCATCATTGTTTACAGAGGCGGCGAAATCAAAGCAAGATTTGTAAGCAGCGGCGTTTCCCGTATCGGGCCTGTCACTTATCAACTTACAGGGCGGTCCCCTATGGGCGCGCTTACCGGCATGGTGCATACTGGCGGCATTTACACAGGACAGACCGTGGAAGATGTTGTAAAAGAAATCTGCGGCAACATCCCTTCGCTGATAAAAAGCGTATATGCCGGAGTTAAACTTTACGGCTGGCTTCCTTATGCGGATGGGAAAGAACGCTCTGCACGAGACAACCTCGCACAAGTGCTTTTTGCCATTGGGGCCTATCTCCGCACAGATCTGAACGGTGTTTTGAGAATTGAACCCTTGTGGGACGGTACGGCATCGTTGATTGATGTCGACCGATCTTACACTGGGGGAACCGTGAAATACGATTCACCCATCTCTGCCGTGACGGTAACAGAGCATCAATACGTTGCGGGAACGGAGGTAAAGGAGCTATTCTCCGGCACGGCGCAGAATGGCGATATCATCACATTCTCCGAACCGATGCACTCCCTCTCTGCGACTGGCTTCACAATCTTGGAAAGCGGTGCGAACTACGCCAAGATCTCCGCTGGCGCTGGCGCACTGACTGGCAAGGCGTATATCCATAACACCCGCCTAATCACGCAGCCTGTGACGGCTGGCGCTGTGGAAAACATCAAATCAGTTACAGATGCCACACTGGTATCTCTGGTGAATTCCTACGCCGTGGCGAAGCGCCTTGCGGACTATTACCGATGCCGCGAGACTATCACCAATGACATTGTAAGCGGGCACGAGAAACCGGGCCATGTGGTAAGCGTATATCATCCGTATGACAAGAAAATGGTTTCTGCGTGTATCCAGTCTTTGGACACCACCATGAGCGCGACACTTAAAAGCAGCATGGATGCATTGGTCGGCTTCACCCCGGCACAGCCGGAATCTGCGGAGTATCTGGACGAGCGGGTAGTCCTTACCGGCTCCGGCGAGTTCCAAATCCCGGAGGGCACCACAACGATCCACTATGTGATGATCTCCGCCGGGCAGGGCGGTCGCTGCGGCGAAAAGGGCGAAGATACCCAATCGGGGCCTAAGTTCTCGTGGACAAACCCGGTTTTTGAGGATCGGGTAGACGGCTACGCGTTGGCGCTGGGTGGCAAGGGCGGTCCCGGCGGCAAGGGCGGCATGGGCGGCAGAATCGTAGAGGGCGATCTCGACGTGTCCCAGCTGAAAAGCCTTGCCTATGCCTGCGGAAAAAGCGGCAAGGGCGCCGAATTCAGCCCGGACGATCTCCCCGGCACGGACGGCACGGATACGGTGTTCCACGGCATGACTACGGCGGGCGCGTCTGCTCCCGATTTTGGCTTCACGGATCCCATCACCGGAGAGCAGTTCGGCGGCGTCGGCGAGGACGGCCTCCCTGGCGGAGACGGCGCTGGACGTGATCCGTCTGTGAGTGAGTACACAGATGATAGCGTCCAGCAATACGTGAGCGGTACGGTTGCCTATGACGAGGACGGGAACGCATTCACCCCTGGCCCTGTGGCTGGCAGCGATGGGAAAATCAGCATGACCAGAATCGCATCAACAGGCACCCCGCGCAGTTACGGCTGGGA